TTAGCGGTTTAGGTACTGTTGCACATCGGCCGAGAGCGGGCCCACGGCTATCACGGCGTTGCGCAAGCGAGTTTCGGTGCAGTTGAAGGTGCGACACCAGTAGTTGACTTCGTTAGTAGACTTGACATCGACGCGCTTGGCATCGGCGGGAATAGACTGGAGCACGGAGGATAGGTAAGTATGGATGATTAGTTGAAACCGGCAAAACCGGCGCGTAGCAAGCTTACAACAGAACGAATACCAGGGCGCCCGCAGCTGCCGATTTTGGCATGTAATAAGGAGTCATGTCGTCGGAGAACTGGGTGGCGTCTTTGGCTCGATAGACTACATACCAGTGGGGCTGAATGGTTTGGATGATAACGTGGTCGCCCGGCCGCACGCGATGGGCATAGCGATTACCGGTTGTATCGGCTAGGTTTCGGTATAAGAAAGAGCCAGTGGCCAGCTTAAAGCCATGCATATTCGCCGACCCTTGTAGCGCCTGCTCTACGGTGGTAGCTTTAAACTGAGGAGCTGCGGCTTTTGACTGGCCCGCCCCCTGGGCCGTAGCGGCTGCTGGTAAAAGCAGGGTAGCCAGAAGTAGTAATCCTTTCATTGGTTTGGACGCTTATCGCCACCACGCCGCAGCTTATTACGGACGCGCATCGGTAAATACCCCGTCCGTAATAGCCCCTTGAACTGGCCCGAGATTCGTGCCCGAAAAGGTACCGGAAAAGCCGCCACCGCTTGTTTCGGTAGGCGATGGCGCTTGCAGAGTAAAAAAGTCGTTTGGCGACGTGCTAGTAGCTGAGTAACCAATCTCACCCATCGATTGGTAGGCCGAAGTAGGCTGGCCGAGTGGTTTTTGAAAGAAGAAGCTAAGCGTTTGCGTATTGCTTTGGCGCGCAGGCGTATCCGTTAAGTAAATCTGCAAGAGAGTGTTAGTAGAGTTATTGAGAACACTCGCTCTTGCATAGCACGTTACCGTGCGGCCATTGAGCTTGTAGCTACCAGTGCCCACAATGGTAGCCGGTGCTGGGTCGTCTTTTTTGGCACAGCCCCAGGCACCAACTAGTAAGGCAGTAGCTAGCAGTGGGATAGTAAGTAAGCGTGATTTCATCTAGGAATGAAGCAGACCTGGGAATAGATTTTAGTTAGTGGTGAGCTGGCGCGCAGCTGGATAATAAGCTGCTTTGGGCTCGTCTTGTGTTACTCGAACGGTTGGCTTTGGCGGGTGAGGTCCGTCTAGCGCTGCCCGAAGGAATACTGCGCGCCTATCAAAACATTGAGAAAAAGACGGTTACTGAAGCGATAATACGTATCGCCTACTACTGCGCTCACTAAAGCATTAGCTGTTAGCTCCACGTTGGGAGCCAGCGTGTACCGGGCGGCTGGCCCCAGCGTCACACTCGCGTTGATATCAGAACCGTTGTACTTGTAGGAATAAGGATTGGAGGAAGAACTACTGGAAGCGCTATTGCGGTAGCTGGTACGTGTCAGCGTCACGCCACCTAGCGCATCCACATGAAAGCGCTCAGCATCAGGCGCAAACGTATAGCGCAACAGGACAGGGACAGTAAAATACTTAGAGCGATACTCAGCTTGCTCAATTACGGGGGTTACCTGATTAGGGTCATTATAACTCTGATAGAGAGATGTATTCTGCCAAAAATAAGCTATTCCTGTTTGTAAAGCCAGGTTAGGGTTTAACTGCAAGCCAGCCGTGAGTGCCGGACCATGGAGCCGGGGGGCAGCTCCTCTTGAAACGAACGGCACATTGGTAAACAGATTAGCCCCTGCGCCTACATAAAAGCGTGGGGTGGTCTGAGCGTGGCTAGCTAGAGGTAGGATGCCCGCTAGCAGGCCAGCGGTAAATAGAGTACGAAAAAACATAAGATTACAGGAAAAAAAAGAGAACGCTGGATAGAGTCGAGCGAATCTACCAACGTTGCATCGACTCCCACTTTTCGCCCTTCCCCTAGTTTGAGAGTATGGCAGACTACCAGGCCGCATCTCGGTGCATTATTGATGAGCAACTGAGCGCCTAGCAGCTGCTGGTACCGACGGCCGACCTGTTCGGCGCGCGTTGTCAACGCCCTACCCAGCTGGGTACGCATCCACTGAAACCAAGAAGACAAGGCAATGCTTGAGCAAGAATAAATAGACCGCGCCGATGAACGGGCAGCGGGATAGCCCCGGCAAAAACTGCCACAGATAAAATAAAAAAGGCCTCTACAGCATTGTAGAGGCCTTTTTAGTGGTCGCGTTAGAAAGCAGGACCGGATGTTTTAAACAGACAATATCAGCAGCTTGCCCAATTCGTTGTCGAGTTCGGTAACCACTTAGGTCACAGATACGACTAAAAAAAGGAGGGCAATTACACTAGCTCAGCGACCCTAGGCGAGACGGAGTTGGCGGCCGGCTTGCTTGAACCCCATTTCTTCGTAGAGCGGGTATTCAGCAGCGATGGCGTCAACAGTCTCGAATAGGCTGGCTGCACCTGAACTAGCGTTAGCCTTTTTTCGCAGCAGCTGTTCAGGGCTTCCGAAAAAACCCGTCTTCACCATATCAAGCAGTGCATGGTAGCGGTGGTAGTATTCGTCCGTGTTTGACTCAGCTACCAGTGTTTGTTCTGGCTGGCTGGCTTTCTCGGTTCGGCGTAGTGAGCGGTCTTCCCGCATCATTGGTTCTGTGTCGCCATCATCGAATATCCAGTCGATATTCAATTCGGGGAAAGCGTTGCGCAGCTTAGACAGCACGTCATAGCTAGGCTTGTTGCTATCGCTTTCGATAGTCTTCAGGGTGGTGTAGGGAATACCCGTAGCCTCCGCAAACTCACGCGGCTTTAGCTTCAGGTGTTCGCGCCACTTTATTATGCGCTTGCCGGGGGTGTCCATAAAAAGTGAGAGAAAGATGAACTAGTTTTTACGGATACTGGTAATAATACGAACTTTCGTTGTATATTTACTGTATCAAAAGGCGGTTAATCTGGTCAATTGAGAGCGCAAAGCTACCAATGATTCGTAAGATTACCAATTTTAGTTACAATAAACATTAATCTTTCTCCCATGCCCGCTAGGAAAAGCCCCGACCGCGCCCGCTTCATTGCCGGCCTAGAGCCTCTAAAAGAGCCCGGTATGCTCCCTCCCACCTATTCAAACTTAGTCTATGCCAAAATCCGTAGGCCCACCACTTGGGCCAAGGTTAAAGACCCCGCTATCCGTCTCAGGCTGACTGACCGCAAGGCCGCTGGCGTCTACTTCAATCAAGTAGTAAAAGGGCAGACAGTTGACTTCGTGGTACTCGGTTGCCTAGAAGAAGTGTCTCAGGAATACCTTGCTAGCCTAGAACCTGTATTAGCATGAGCAAACACCTTAGCAAGCATCTTCATAGAGTAGAATATGAAGACAGTCCCATTAATGGATATGAAGATGAAACCGGATTTCCGTGGTTTGCGGCCTCTGATATTTATAGGCTCTTAGGAGTCCAGTCAGTGCCAGCAAGGGAATACATCACCCTGTTTGATATCCTTGCATTATGTAGCACAATAGAGAGCCCAAAGCCTGCACTTGAGTTTGTTAAGAATATAGCGCGGATGCAGCCTCAATTCTTCTTCGATTCTATTTGGCCGCTGCTCTCAGGGATTGAGATGGAGTTAACCTGGGCTAAAATGATGAAGGCTGGCGAGGCAAAGGCTAGGCCAGTTGTCTGCACTTACTTAATGAGGGACAATCGCAATGGGCTAATCAAAATAGGTAAATCTATTACACCCGGCAAGCGCGAAAAAACATTGCAGAGCGAAGAGCCTGAGATTGTTATGTTCGCATTTTTGGAGCAAAACATAGAGTCTTTGCTTCATAAAAGATATAAGCAGCATAGAGTCCGTGGTGAATGGTTTTCATTGACCACTACACAAATTGAAGAGTTGTTTTTGGAATATCCTTTCACTCAGTTGCGACCTGCAAAAAGAAATGAAAAGCACAATAAAAACCCTCGACTTTAATGGCATCGGCATTCAGTTCTCTGCCGATGGCTGGCTCAATGCTACTGCTTCGGCAGAGGCCATGGGGAAAGAGCGGCTTGATAACTTTCTAATCAGTGCAAACTACCTGGATTACGCGGCGGTAGTAGCTAAATCTAATTCCCTAGAAATTGGGGAATTAAAAAAGGCCCGTCGTGGTCGCTATGGCTCAGGCACTTTCCTGCATCCTGAGCTAGCGGTTTGCTTTGCCCGCTGGATTTCGCCTGAGTTTGCCTACTGGTGTGATAAACAGGTGCCCGCGCTGCTCGATAAGGCTCGCCAAGCCCCCGCCCTCAATGCGCAGGCCCGCACGAAGAAGATGCAGAAGCTAGGGCAGACGCCGGCCACCATTGCACAGCGGCACGAGGGCGTATCGGTGCGGCTCATCTTCACCAACCGCTTACAGGCTCATGGGGTAAAGGGCTCTGGTTTTGGTGACTGCACCCGCGCAATCTATATGCCCTTGTTTGGCGGTGGTACGGATAAGATTAAGGAGAAATACGACCTTCCGAAAAAAGCTAACGTGCGCGATTACATGGGCCTAACCCAACTGGCCGCGCTAAGCCTGACGGAGGCGCTAGCAGCCGAACGCATTGAAAAAGAGGGCGCTTACGGCAATATAGCTTGCGAGTATATATGCAACCAGGTTGGGCAGGTGGTGGCAAAAACGGTTGTTGATAGCCGGCGCCAACTTTCTTCGTGACTTTATTTTACTAATTTCCGTAACACTTCCTTGTATTATTACGGATTGTGGTTAGATTTGCAACGGATATCAATAAACGCCCCAACACACCGCCCCATGCACCTAGCCCTTACCCCCGACACCAACCGCGTGAACCCTGCCGAGCTGCGCGACCTGCGCCAGCGCGTAGCCGCCCGGCAAGTCTGCTGCCTGCCGACTGCTCTGCAAGCGGAGGTATCGCTCGCCCACGAATTACGGGGCCTCGACTACAGCCAAGAAGCGCGGGTGCTGCTGCTGGAGCACGAAGCCGCTCAGGCTCGGCCCACGATGCAAGTAGCCCGCTAAGTCTCCTCCCCTCTCACTCCCTTAGTTATGACAGCCGCCGCCCCTTTCTACATCCTGATAAATGGCTCGCCCATGCACGCGACTGGACAGCCGCCCTACCAGTTCGCTACCTACGAAGAGGCAGCAGCGATGGTCGATATCTGCTACGGGCTGGGGGCAATCGACAAGTTTCTCACCATCAATCACCCCCCCCAATCATGAGCCACCAATTTCTAGCCACCGAAGACCTGCCCACCGCCTCAGTTGACGAACTGACCAAGGATATTAACGAAGCCGAAAAGCTGCTGGCCGTCCATCCTGACCACTTCACCAGCTACGAGGCTGCACAGGAAGACGAAGCCTATCGGCGCGATGTGCAGGGCCATTTGGAGCGCGTGCAGTGGACACTAAGCCAGCGCTAGCCATGCCGACCTACGGAAGTCCCCTGCCCGAAGACCAGTACGATGGACGCGCAGATGAGGCCTATGACCCGCGCCTCTATCACAACGACTACTACAACGACCAGCAGCACTACGACGACCGCACTTACCTGCTGACCTCTCGCCGCTTCCCTGATGGCCATTTGGTGCACCGCTGCTATTCGCTTGCGGATTGCGCCTGCCAAGTAGTCCAACTCATTCTACCAGACACTGCCGCACTTGTGCTGGCCTATGCAATGCCGAGTGAGCTAACCCTAGCTTAACCCCCTTCACCCCTCTCCCACCCATGAACCAGGCCCACGACTACACCGACCTACTAGCCTCCGACCCCACGCGCCACACCGCGCCCGCCGCACCCCACGGAGTACGTGACCTGCTGCTGGGCCTCGCTGCCGCCCTGCTGCTCTCGGGCTTTCTGGCTTCCTGTGCAGCACCCGCCCGCCTGCCGCTTCAAGCAGGGGTGAAGTCGGCCCCGCATGATGTCAGAACGCGCACTGTTGAGCCCTACGCTGCGGTTCGCTAGGTCATTCACTCTCTACTACTCTCTTGGTTATGACAGCCGCCGCCGACCTCCGTTTTGAGCAAACCCTTGCTGAAGTAAAAGCCGCTCGTGGGTACGTAGCCCCGGCTCGCATCGAGTTGCCCAACTACGAGCAGCTACGCAAGGAGGCTGCCCGGTTCGATGTGTCGTTCTGCACTGGCTTCTTTCGTCATGCGACGGGCGGGCAACACTTGCAGGTCACGCGCCAAGAGGCGAAGCGGATTCTGCTGAGTGCAGGACTAGAGCGGGTGATGCGTACCGACCAAGCCAAATACGTGCTGGTGCTGCGCGAATACGACCAAGCAGGGAAGGAGGTCGGCTACTACGAGTGCCGCTTAGGCTCCTTCCCTGGCATCAAGCTAACTGATTGGAACAAGGTCGTGGATACGCTCCACGGCCGCCGTTAACCCCTTCCCCCTCTCCCACCCATGCAAACCATCGCCACCACTGACCGCCCGGCTGTTTCGTCCGGCTTGCTGCTGCCCACTCTCTGCTTGCTCGTGACCGTGGGGCCGCTGGTCTTGTGGGGCTACTACCGGGTGGGGCTCTTTCTCTATCACCTCATTTTCTAGCCTGCTGCCATGAACTCCTTTATCTATAAGTATCCGCTAACAAAAAATGGCAGTGTGCATGTGAGCCTGCCTATTGGGGCGCAACTGCTATCGGTCTGCGAAGTAGCTGGCGAATTAGTGTTGTACGCTGCCATTGACCCCAATACCAGCAAAATGCAGGTGCACATCCTCTATGTGGTGGGCACCGGCTGGCAACTGGCAAGAGAGGTAAGCACGCAGCCGAACCGTTTTATGGGCACGGTAGCCATGACAGACGGGCTAGTGTGGCATGTATTCCACTTCCCACCTGCTGAATAGTCGCTGCCATGCCTACCCCCGCTCAACTACAAGAAGACGCCGCCCGCCGCCGCTTCGAAGCCCAGCGCACCCTCGAACCGGAAGCCCTCACCCTAGCCGAGCGCCAGGCCGCCGCCGCTGCCTTCCGCGCCAACTGTGCCGCCGCCCGCCAGCACATGAATTGGGAACACCAGCGCCTACAAGCCCTAGGCCCCGCTGGCCGCTACGACGAAATGCAAAGTGCCGCTTACTCCACTTACCACCTCTAAGAACCATGCCCACGAAAGTAGAAAACGGGATGATTACCGTCACCAACGCTGCCGGGCACTTCCTGGCTGCCGTGTCGGCCCCCGCCAATAAGAAGCATCTGGCTGCCGCCATTCGAGATGCAGAAGCCCTAGCCCGCCCGCAAGGAATTGCCGGCCAGATGGAAGGCCAACGGCACGGCCTGAGTGTACTAGCCTCTACCGCTAAGCCCGCCTAGTTCGATGAGCAAGCCTTCCAAGTGCCCCGGCACCTGTAAAAAGGTAGTAGCTCAGCTACTGGCCGCCGCTACCGCTCCCACTCTCCTTCATTCTCCCGCTACGCCAGGTGTGGCGCCAGCGACTAAAAGTCAAGACTAGCGATGGAGCCAACACCCGAGTACGCCGCCTCTGTTTACGACCTGCTAGGCCCTGACCGTGACCTCGACTACAAAGACCCTGCTATTCAATACGCGCTGGATTGCGAGGCGGAGCGTCGTCTGCGCCTGCGCGGCTTGCTCGGGGCCGCCGCCTGTAAAGACTTGCGAGGACGCATCATTAAGAAGTTCCGCAAAGACAACGGGTTTTAGCCACCCCATCCGCTCCCCCTAGTACCCTGTAATAGCCGCCGCCCAAAACCCCATTTCTCATGCGCTCATTTTTCGCCCTCCTCTTCGCCACGCTCACAGCCATTGTTGGCTACCACATGCACGGCCAAGTCTTCTACACGATATGCGACTTCATTTTTTGGCCCTTCGTCTGGATTAAGTGGCTGGTGTGCCACGAGGTCACGCTATCGCTTATTAAGGAGTCGTTTAGCTGGTTTTTCGTCTAGTCGCCATGCCGAAAGCCCGCACTGCCCAACAGAATAAAGAATGGTGGCTCGCCCGCGCTGATGAATACAGCCGCGAAGCCAACAAGGCTCGCAACCCCAGCAACAAGGCTATCTGGCAACAGCGCGCCGCAGACGCCCTCGCTAAAGCTGAAAGCTATACCTCCTAAGCTATGCGCCGCTACCTGCCCGCTGCCCTCACGACGCACCCCGCCCTTAGCGTTAAGCATAAAGAGTTTTTCAAAGACTGGCTACCAGGTGAGTTCGGGCCAACTACTCTCGACACGCTAGGCCAGTTGTTAGAAGCCATTATCCTGGAAGCTGTGCCAGACCTGCGGCGGGAGTACGCCGACACCTGGCTTGAAAACGGCCGGACGCTGTGCCTGAGCGAATTGAAGCCTAGCTATTTCACCCCCGAGCAAGTGGCTGCTGGCCGCGAAACGATAGCCAATTGCTACGACCCCGGCAAGCTCCTGACTTACTACTTCTCGCTGCGGGCTACAGGTCGAAAGGCCGCTTTGGCAATAGCCCGCGCCAATCACAACATCATCACGGCTGCTGAGCTGGCCCGCCGCCAGCAAGCCGCCTAGTCTCACGCCGCACCTGCAACCCATTCATTTAACCCTTAACTGTATGACTTCCCGCGACTTTGCCTACTGGCTTCAAGGATTTTTTGAAATAGCTCAACCCGAAACAGCCACTGCCGAGCAAGTGGACATGATTAAGCAACACCTGGCTATGGTGTTCGTGCATGAAATCGACCCCAGCCACGGCGGGCCAGCGCATCAGTCCAAGCTCAATGCCATCCATTCGGTGCCCGCTCCGCTCAACTCTGAGTTGCCTGCTCACTTACAGCCCGGTGGTAAAACAATGGCTAACGGGGCAATAGCTCGCTGCTAGCCCTCACCCCACCCGCAGGGATAGGAGCCTGTGGGTGGGGCAATCAACCACCACATTTTCACCAGTAAAGTTATGGATTCAACTCAAAAAGAAAAGGCCCTTTGCCTGCTGCAAGAAGCTGTACAGGCTATTGAGTTTGGTGGCTACGACATTGCCACTGACCATGTAAGAAATGCTCGCCAGATTATTTGGAATAGCCCCGCTACCCACGTCTCGGCATCTGACGCTCAGTCGCTCATTGCCGAAGCCGATAAGTACGCCCTAAAGAAAGGATATATAGCTGATGGCAGCCTCTTGTTTACTGCTGCTTCAGAGGGTTATGAAGATGGCTACACTGCCGCACTGACCCCCACCCCCTCGCCTTTACCCTCTATAGAAGATGGAGGGGTCGCCACCGCGCCCGCCAGCGACGCGCTGCTGAGCGAGTTGGAGGAACTAGAGAAAAAAGCCACCCCCGCGCCGTGGGTTGTCAAGGAATATGCTGGCGACCTGAATAATGAAGCTGAAATCATTGTAGTTCGGCCCTGGGGTGAAGGCTTTCAGGCTGGCAAAGGCATAGTCACTAACCTAGTAGGCGATTACCGTGGCGGGCATGTTATTCCGTTTTGCGCTAGTGAACATGTGCTCGACGGAAATGCGAAACGGCATGGTCAAATTAATGCTAAGCTGACGGCCGCTCTGCGCAACGCCGCCCCCGCCCTACTGGCCCGAGTTCGCGCTGCTGAGGGCGGGGCCGCCTCCCTAAGAGGGGGAGACGCGCCGGCTGGGGCAGAAAGCTTGGCAAAGATGGATGGCATCTTACTCAAAGTAGCAGAAAGCCAATTCCAGCGGGCAGTAGACGCGCTCAACCTGATTGATGGCGTGATTCCCTTCACTGAGGCGCTGGGAAGGGGTGACGCCACCGAGTACGATACGGAACTAGACTGGCTAGTGCGCGAAGCCCAGCGCATTGCGGTAGACGAACGGGCACTAGCCCTAGGGGCCACTATTCACGCAGACAACCTGCAAGAATTTGCCGACACCGCTGTAAAGAAGAATAAGGAGTTGGCCGCGCAGTTGGTCGAGTCTGATTATAGCGACCCTGCCGCGCAGCGTAAGCTAGACCTAGAAGCTGCCAGCCGCCTGTGTATTCGTGGCTTACTGAGTGCGGGCCGCCGTGATGACGTGCGCCGCAGAATAGAGCGTGCCTATGGAGTGGCTATGCTTCACCGTGATAACCCGAACCACCATGCATAACCCCGCCTCTCCCCACCCCTGGATACAGGAAGCCGCCCTAGGCTTCTTAGTACTACTAGCCTTACTCGTGATTGCTGGCGCCAAAGTGCTGCGCTGGTCCTGGCTGCTGAGCGTGCGAGTAGCCCGAGCCGGGGTGCTGCTTTTCTATACGCCTAGGCCGATTGACGGTGCTTTTTATCACTTCTGCTTTCCTGACCATGCCTGACTTCAAATACGGAGACCCGGTGAAAATCAACCGGCCCGCCAAGAAAGAGCACGGCTGGATAGGCCGCTACATCGAACCCATTGAGATAGTGCCCGGCCGCCCGCACGGCTGGGTGGCCTTCAACAAGAAAGATAAGAGCGCGCTGCCGCCTGCCGATTACGACAAGCTGCGTCGCCAAGATGATTACCCGCGCACTTTCTTCCCACTCGCTAGCATCCTGCCGCATGAACCCGCAGACTAACACCTTCGCCACTACCCTAGGGCTGCCCACCACTAGCCAGCCCCACGCCTACGTCACCGGGCTATCCTTGGCGCCAGTACCCCGCCACCCCTCGCTACGCCGCAACATCCCAGTACGCAACCACCAGCCAGCCACCAACGCCACTAGTGACGCCAAGCGGCAGATGGCCGATGCCGACATACGGGGCATGATTGGAGCACTCGCGCAGCTGGACCACTTCGCACGCAGGATACAAGACCACTGCCCGATGAAGTACGACATGAAGCAGAAGCTTCAACTGTTGGTCAATCACTGCGACAACCTGCTAGCGCTCATTTACAAAGATTTCAGCAGCCCCGAAGCAGACGACGTGAACCAGTGGGCGAACCTGCTAGGCCAGACGGCCGGCCTGGTACTGCAACTCACCCCACCCCAAGCCGAGGCCAGCCTCAAGCATATGCAGAATATGGCGGCTAGCGTCCTGGCTTACGTGCCCCCTACGCTGCCTGCTAACGCCATTCAGCACAACTATTAATACCGCTATGAGCACTCAAATCAAGTTTAAACTCCTGCACCCTGACGCCCAACTGCCGACGCGTGCCCACGCTACTGATGCCTGCTTTGATGTAGTGGCAACCACCTGCAAAATTAAGGATGGCTATATCGAGTATGGGCTAGGGTTCGCCACTGAGATGCCCGAGTGGTGGGCGGGCTACTTCTATCCGCGTAGCAGCATAAGCAAAACAGGCCTTATGCTCTGCAACTCAACGGGCATTATTGATTCTGGCTATCGGGGCGAATGGCTGGCCCGGTTCCGCTACCTGCCTCCCTTTGAAGATGGCCTAGTAACTGACTTCTACGGCCCTATGGAGCGCGAAGAAACGAAGTTCTATGGCGACCGACTGAGCAGCAGCCGACTTGAAACGCACCTATACAAAGCAGGCGACCGCATCGGGCAAATACGCTTTGCCCCGCTACCTATCTACGACCTAGTGCTAGCACATGAACTGAGTGACACTGAGCGCGGTGCCAGCGGCTTCGGCTCAACAGGCAAATGAGTATCGCCCCCACCACCATGCGCCGCAAAGAGCGGCCGGTTTACGTGACAAGGCAGTCAACCATTGTGCGCAACATCGTAGCCACCTGGCACGGCCGCTCGCTGCGTGTACAGCACAAGACAGACCTGCTGCGCGCCTTGCAAACGCTGGAAGAAAACGAGGCCGGCCTGTACGAGCTGAGCCCACACGCCCCGCGCCTGCTGGAGAACCTGCGCCGCGAATTGCAGCACCCCCGCCACCAACAAACTGATTAGCCATGTCCTACCGTCCGATGCTACTCCCCTTTCAGCAGCAGGAAGCCAACCCAGCCCCGCTGCCCAAGCCGCGCCGCGCCGCTCGCCGGCCAGTAGTAGATTATCCGATTCGCAAGAAAATGCCATGAGGCGCCTTCGCACGCCTGGCTTAACGCACCTGACTAGGCATAGAATGCTGCGCTGGTCGGTACTCTGGAGAGGGCAGCCGAAAGCCCGCCCTAGGTCGTTCACCTTTCATCTAGCTGCTTAACCATGCTGCGCAGAACCCCACTAGCTAGAAAGACGCCGATGCCCAGACAGCAGAAGCCCTTGCCGGCCCGCAGCTCTCGTCAGGTAGCTACGTCGAAAGCCATTTCAGCCGCCTGCCCACTGACTGGCACTTACTGCTCCTGCTGTGGCTCGAGCTACAATCTGAGTCGTTCGCACGCGCTGACCCGAAAGCAGTTCCCGCAACACGCGGCGAATCCGAACAACATGCTGGTTTTGTGCTGGGACCACCACATGCTTTTTGAACACAGCAAGCCGGCCTTCGCTCGGGAATGGCCGGCGGTGTGGGCGCGCAAAGTCGGCATGATGCGAGCGCTCGAGCCCAGCTACTGCGCCTTTATGCTCGAGAAATTAAAGCTGCACCCAGCCCCCGGCGCCTCTCCTACTATATAGGAAGGAGAGAGCCCGCCCGCCTATTCAGGCAGTTTGATTTCGCCGTGCTTGTCTTCGTGGACAGCTACTAGCGCTTCTATGGCTTTTCTGACCTCTTTCGAGAGGTCAGAATTCAGCCGCTTAGCTGCTATAAGGGCTTTGGCTTTTACCGTCTTATCAATCTTGATGTTGAAGACGGTCTCGTTTTCGGCAAGGCGGTTGGCGGTGGCCACGATGGTAGTAGGGTGCATGGTGAGGGGCGCGAATGTAATACAAAGATAAGTTAAAAACATTTACGTAAACCTTTGGTAAACCCTTGGTAAGTGTAAAACATTTACGTACATTTGTCGTGTACTCTAACCACTGCACGCCATGCCTTCTACTAAAAAACTCCCCGCTATCTCAAAATGGTGCCGCAGCCGTGAAGGTCGCCGCCTCTCCCGCCCCGGTGCTGGGCACCTTACGCTCGTGCACGTCTCGGGCTGCGAATGGCGGGTAGAGTTGAACGAGTGGCTGCCACAGGCTGAAGTAGGCAATGCTACTGGCGCTATGCGCTGCCTAGGTAAAGCAGTTGACTTGCCCGGCGCGTGGGCGCTGGCTAATGCCCACCCGCAGCTTTCGACCTTCCGCATGAACCCTTCTGTTGGCTCGCTTCCATTCTGGCCTAATGCGTGACCCATTAGGAGTTTATCAGCGCTGGCGCGGCGAGTTGGACCGCGCCAGCCTTGATACGATAGCTCGAGCCTTGCGGCAACGCTACCAACATGACGAGTGCGCCGCGCTTAGGGAGTGGCTGCTATTGAATCACGATGAAGATGCCCGAGCCGCCGTGCAGGGCTGGGACCGCCGCCGCGCCGCCGCCTTTGAGGCCATTGCAGAAATAGAATAAAACATCAAGCTATCCTAGTGATATGAGCAAAATAGTCAGCACTATTGGAGGGCACGCAATCGAGGAATCTTGCGGCCACTTCTACCCGGTCTTCAATGGCAACGTGGAGTTTAAAACGCTTCGGGAGTGCCAAGCTTTCATTCTTTTCTGGCATATGCCAATGTTGCGACTCTTCGCGGCCTTCGAGAAGAACTGCACCCCTATGATAGTGGCAATGTGTAATACACCCCCTCATAAGTTGTAATTGGCCCTCTCCCCCTAAACAATGCTATACGCTAGCCCCCACCCCTCTCATTTAGACCGTTATGGCAAAGAAACCCACTTTCGACGGGTACCCCTTCTATACAATCACACGAGGAGGCCCCAACAACGAGCGCATTGATAGCGCCAAAGCTTACCTGAGCCCCTTCTGTGTAGTGCAAGTGGAGTTGTTCGACACCTCGCCCCGCATTGAGTTGGAGCTGCCGCATAAAGGCCAGCACGAAGCCCCAAAATGGAAGCCCTCAGAGCGCTACAACTGGTATGAAGAGGCCTGCACGGCAGAAGAGTTTTTGAAGCACTACAACCAGGTGCAGGAGCAGATAAAGCGGCTATTCAAAAAGCCTAGCACGATGAGCCGTCACGATGCTTTCATGGCCAGCCTGTCTAGTGCCTACCCCAGCCAAAACTAGCCCCCCCCCTCTCTTATGACTACTCTAAAGGAAGAAGCCGCGCCCGCCGGCACTACGCTTGAGATTTTGGCTCCTTATCTGCCTTATGGAATTGAGGTGGAAACGCAGCGCGATGGCCGAGGCACGCTGCGTTGGCTTAGTGAAGATGCCGCAAAGGTTGAGCTGAGCCGATTCGAGCCTAACCCCATGCGCTGGCGATTTCTGCTTGAAATAAAGCCCGTACTCCGCCCATTCAGCCATCTAGCCACCCCGCTACCAGATGGTACGGTGCCAGCGGTAGAGGTGGCAAGGCTGGCAGTAGGACTGCGCTTAAAAAGCCACCGCCCCGAGCAGTGGAGTTGGAGTAGCGTTCAAGCGCGCTTCTACAAGCGGCATAAAACAAATCAGCCCTACCTAAGCATCTTCTACCCGCTTAGCTCGGGTATGATGAGTCCTATCCTTGAGGTTACGGAAGATTGGGTTTTTACACAGTCTAATGATTGCGGCTTTGATGCGGCAGTCCTACTTGACTACCTGCGCTCCCAGCACTTCGCCGTGGGCCTAGAGCCTCACCAGTTCATCGCTAAAGCGGCGGCCCCTATCATAGTACAGGAAGGGAGCCAAGAGCAGAAAGGAGGTGAGCCAGCATGAGCAAGCCGACTTATGACGAGCTGCTAGCCGAAAACAAATGGCTACGCGACCAGTGCCAGCGAACCGAACGCCAGGTGCTTGAAGAACTAATCCAGCTGCTGATGGCCGACGACAAACCCTTGATTAGGGTCAAGCCCGAAGCCTACGAGTATCGGATTTACGAGCTGGAGCTAGACTATATGCTGACGCTAGCCGACACGCCCGAAAGCAAAGAGAAATACGAACTAGTAGAACGGGTAACGGCCAACTACCACCGGGCCTATCCTGGCCGGCCGCTAAATCCGAAGCCCCGCCCAGTTGAAGGCGAGGTCTTTGCCTCAGCGCCCTATTTCGGTTCCGCGCCAAAGCAGCGTAAGCCTTACACTAGAAAGCCAAAGGCTGCTTAGCGGCGGCGGCGCCTACCGTTACTAAGGAAGAAGAAAGCCGCCCGGCTGGCTAGGATTTGGCTGGCAGTTTGATTTCGCCATGCTCGGCCTCGTGGGCGGCTACGGCGTCCTCAAACAGCACGCGCAGTAACTGACTGCGAGAACGGCGCTGCTGCTTAGCCATCTCATCAAGCTTAGCCAGTAGCTCATCGCTTAGCCGCACGGGTATAGAGTTTGTCGCCATTTGGGCGCAAAAGTACACCCAAGAATATTTTTCTATACGATGTATACATTTGTATACACTTGCGTATATTTGTGTATCGCAGCAGCGCACGGCCCGGCAAGGCTACTCGCAGCAAGGCCGCCCTAACGGCCCGCACCATCTCACAGGGGTTTGCCGACTCCTTTACTGAGAACCCCTACCCGGCTTTTAGGGAAGCCGTGGTGGGGGTTTCTCGTTTCTGGCAATGAACTTCACAGCAAAGATTTTAAGCACCTTCGCCCGCCGCTTTTCTGACGGTGAACAACAATTCTCGAAGGTGCAGATTCGCTTTCGGCAAGATGACTTTGCCTATCCGATTTTTGACGCAATAGAATATAATCTGCCTGACTCGCCCGATGGCTGGCCTACACATTTCAGGCTGTCTGATAAGGCCACTGAATTTTTGCAAGACTCTGGCACCACTGGCCGCCGCTTGCTTTGGTGGGAGTTAGAAGGTGAGGTGCCAGCAGACTACGCCGCCGAGGTCATAGTATTAGCAAAAACCATCGCTGTAAGGCACTGGCTACTCAAAAAGAGTGTAGCTGAGCAAGAAGATATATTCACTGCCCCCACAAAGCAGGAAGGAGGGAGTCGTGAGTAGCAAGAGCACGCCCAGCATCTTCAGCAAGAAGATAAAGCCTCAAAAGAATTTATCGCAGCTATCTAATCTTGCAGCTTACCGACAACGTGGCTATACCGTGTACGCTTTGTGGTGCCCTCTATCTAAGCAAATTAGGTATGTCGGCTACACAAATGCTACGCCGTGGGGACGCTTTCATGCGCATTTGGCAGAGGCAAGACGCGAGCCTAAGGGTCAGCTGACCGATAAATGCGCATGGTTGCGCAGTTTGGCCGAGTTAGGATTAATGCCTAGGCTTCGCGTGCTGCGCTGCTTTGAGCGAAAGATACCAGCATATAAAATGGAGGCTGAACTGATAGCCTTAGTTGGTGCACGGCGTTCGCTTACTAATTCGAGTAAAGGCAGCCCTAATTGGAAAGCTCACTTCACAGAGCAACATGCACAAGACTGGAGGGATGCCGAATGAAAGCCTCTCTGCCCATCCGCAAACGGTTATCCGCCCTAACCTGCATTAAGGCTGGCCCTAAAGCCGTGTTGATTGAAGTCTGCGAGTTGCACGAAAATGGCGGCCGGGGCTGCTTTGTAAGCAATGATGCGCTCAGTAAGAAGCTAGGCGTGTCGGTTGCCACTGTGACGCGTACAGTGGCCTCGCTAACTGCCTGGGGCCTGCTGGCCGCCCGTGTAGTAGCGTCCGAAGGCAACCGTCGTTACCTAGCCCCAACGGCGGCTGTACGCGTCTGTTACGCGGCTGGCGCTGAAGCTGAGCAACTGGCGGCCGTAGCAGATTTGACTATAGTCAAAAGCGAACTGACTATAGTCAAAACAGAGGTTGACTATAGTCAAAACGGTGAAATGACTATAGTCAAAAATGAAGCTGACTATAGTCAAAACGCCTCGCGCGTAATAGGAGAAGACCAAAAGAAGACCATTTTAGAAGCCCAGCTAAAAAACCTCCGTGAGGGGCTGGCCGAGGTTGAAAAAGAATTGGTCGAGGCTCAAAAAAAAATAACTGAGCTAGAAGCCGAAAACGAGAAGCTTCGCACACTAGGGGGGGCGGCCGGCGCAATGACCAGCCAGCAGGGCGGTCGTTGGAGCTACGACCCGGCCGCCATCTCCGAAAGCCTGGTGCTACCCTTTGAGACGCCCGAGTTTCGTCAAGTGTGGGTAGCCTACCGAACCTTCCGCGAAGAAGATGCCCAGCGCCAGCTAACGGGAGGGATGCAGGAGCAAGAGATGCTACGCAAGCTCAGCAACCTAGCCGAGGGCGATGAGCAGAAAGCCATTGCCATCATCACGCAAACTATAGCCAAGGGGTGGAAAGACCTCTACAAGCTCGATGAACAACGCCCTTCAAACAAGCAGCCAGGCCAGCTTGAGCGTGGTGCCAAGCCTACCGCCGCCGCCAGCACAGGCGCTCGCGCCCTATCTGCACAGCTGCGAGCTATCCGTGAAGAAAGAAGTGCCCAGAACGGTAGCCATGTCCATACTGGCGCAGCAGCAGGGACTCACGCCGGCCTTGGCTCGCCAGTCCCCCCAGGTATCGGGGCTTCGTAAGGCCGACGAAGATGGGGTAGCCGAAGCCCTCAGTAACCTGCTGATTTTCACGGCGGCGCAATTCAACGTAGTGCGCAACCTGACGGATATGCAGATAATGCTACTGGCAAATGAGCTGCCGGCCCGCTACTGGCACTGGCGACTAGATGAGTTCGCCTACGTGCTGAAAGAGGCGGTGGCGGGTCGATGGGGCAAGGTTTACGACCGCTTAGACCCGCCCACGGTGCAAGAGTGGTGCGCTGCCTACGATGCCGAGCGCCAGGAGCTAGTAGCCACTGAGGCCGAAAGCGAAGCCGCGAAACTCAAAGCCTCCGAGAAGCAGGCTGGCCCGCCAACCGACATGGCCCGCGCCTACCTCAAGGCCCGCATGGAGGCCCAGTCCGACGACGTGCTGTGCGAGGGCTACGACTACTACCGCGCCAACCCCACCAAGCCAGAGGCCGCCCTGAAGTGCGAGCTGGCAATGGAGATACTAGCCGAGCGTGAAACTGCCCGCAAGGCCGGCCCGACTGCTGCTGAGCGCGAAGCCGCCGTGCAACGCTTCAAGGCCAACGACTTTGCCAGTCGGATGCAGAGGCTCACCGATGAGCACGCCGAAGATGCCAGGGTCGTGAGCGACGGCGAAATCATTGACTACTTCCTGAGCGACCCGCCTCCCGCCTCAAACGCCTAGCCCGCCCGCCCTCTCTTCCTACTGTATACGAAGCCCCGCCGAAACTCACTTCAACCTCAGCCTTACAGCCATGACAATTGAAGAACTGCAAGCCAAGCCCCACGGCGAATTATGCACCCTGCTCGATGAGCTAGCGCCCCAAGTGCTAAACGCTCGCGCCCACTATGAAGCGCTAATTAAGCAGCAGCGCCAAGCCATTGCGGCTCGTGACCTCAACCAAGCTGGCCTGCGGATAGGTGAAAAGGTGCGGCTAATAGGCCGGTTTCGCCGCCAAACGAACCCATACGCATTAGTATCAGAGCCATCTTCGGGGTTCATGTTTCAAGTACTAAATACTGAGGGTGAGCCAGTTGGTCAGCCACAGCCTGAATACATGTTCGGGGGCTTCGAGAAAATCTAACCCCTTCACCCCCGGCTCTCCCTACTATGGGAGCCGCAATAGCAGCTCTTACTGCCATGAAAAAGAAAGCAATTGTCTACGACGACACCAAACATCCCAAGTTCTGGCCCCCCGAAGCTTGGATGAATAGTCAACTCAGTATCGCCCGGCATCACGGTGGCATCCGGTTCAACGGCGTGCCTTACGAGATAGACGAATTGAGCCATGACTTGTGCCGCCCAGACGTGGCAGCCGCCCGTCGCAAAGCCTACACTGAGGCGGACATTGCTGCCATTCGCTCTCGCAAAATGCCCATTTCGTAGCCTCCCCCTAACCAGCTAGACACCCCCGCCCGCCATGAGCCATCAAAAAACAGCCCCCAAGCTAGCCAAAGGTCAGTTACTCTACCGCGAAATGCAGCAGCGCTGGCGCCGCTTCAATGAGCCCATAGAGCGCGAAGTAGAGCAAGTAACCATAGCCACGGTAGGTAGCAAATACTTCACCATTGAAGGCGAGCCAGATTCCCGCTTTTTGAAAGACACGCTGCGCGATGAGTACGCCCACCAGCCAGTTCTATACCGAACGTCTAAGGAAATAACGGACGAGTGGGAGCGGGCTGATTTGCAGCGCGACTTGCGAAAGGTATTCGACTACCAGCGCGTGCCGCTCAACGAGCTACGCCAAGTAGCGGCGCTGCTGCCCGAGCAACTAGTGCAGGCTCGAAAGCCACTGCGGCCACCTAGCTAGCCGCCCGCTGCAACTAAGAGGCGCAAGCCCGTCAAAATTTAGGCGCGCCGCGAAAATTTAGACGCATTTTATATGCGAAACACTTGTATTAATCACTTGCTTAACAGTATATTTACGTATGTCCAACGACCTGTTTCCGCAGCCCGAATCTGCCGCACTGGCCTTTGCTGAAGCCCGCCGCCGCGATGCCAACACGTCCGATTGCACCAGCATTACGGCCCTTGACCGCCGCGAAATTCTGAAAGCTTATGATGTCCTAGAAGCCGAAAACCGCGCCCTAGCCGCCTCTCTAGCAGCAAAGGAAGCAGAAGCCGCCGCCGCGAAAGAGCAGATTGGCGTTGCCCTCGCTGGTATGCTCCAAGATGAGAATACCAGCGTGCACGACCTGAGCGAGCGCCGAAAAGACTGGAACGCCGCTATCAAGGCGGTTGCCGAGCGGCTGAATGTAGCAGTGTCCACCCCCGCCCCTCTCTCCCCTAGTAGAGGCAGCCGCCCCGCCCGCCTTATGGGACTAACTGAATGCATAGAATGCGGCCAAGGCTTCGAAGCGCAGCCCTGCGACCGGGACATCTGCCCTGAATGCGAGGAAGAATACCGCTTGCAGAATGAAGAAAACGCCCGCGAAGAATTGATATGCAATGCACTTGACTGCCGCTGCGGGGCATATGGCTTCACCAAGGCAGGCCAGCCTTACCACGCTGCCGACTGCGTATGCGGACGAACTTGATGAGCACCCTGCCCGAACACCTCTACCTCGTCGGCTCCCCCTTCCTCCCCGGCTACGAATGGAGCCAGCCCGAACGAGTAGAGCTAGACGAAGCCGGCCAAGTCCCTGCTCACATCGCCGCCGCTATCGGAAGAGGGCAGAGTACCGGATTGGTCGGCTATATCCGCGAAGACGTGGCCCAAGCCGACAAAGAGAAATACGCCAGCCTGCTGCTGCGGGCGGTTTTTAACGCTAAATCAGAACCTAACCCCTAAAGCTTAAATCTCATGAACGCTACGCTGCTAAACGAAGCCGCTCAATCTCACGCCAAAGAAGTGCTAGGAGAAGAGCAGTACGCCGCTAATAATGAAGCGGCCGAATCTATCGCCAGCGATTTTAAGGCTGGCGCTAAGTGGGCCGCTCGCGAGCCGCAACCCACTATTGAGTTGCTGCCTACTATGCGCGTAGAGACAGCGCTTGGTGTTCTGACTGTCTCGCATGAGGACATAGACAATGCGGGCGGCTTTACGCCGTGGCTTCAAAACAGTGGCTATATCGGTGACGATGAAACAGAGGATGATATTACTTACCGGCAAGGCCCACTGCTGACCCGCGAAGCATACCGCGACCTTCCTCAATTGAACTAGCCAAGCCACGCCATGAGCGATTCGTCCAACGAGTACAAAGTGCCCAGAGCTCAGAAAGCGCGGCAAATGGCAAAGGAGATTACCTACTCAGGCGGGCGCACCCCGCTTTCAGGCTATCCAACACCATCGGCCCCCACACTAGAAGCAGAGACGCCGCCGCCCGCGCCCGAAGCCCGTCTGCAAGCTTATTCCGACCAGGTCACCAAAACCATGCAGGCCGGCGTGAAGGATGGCATTCGCCTGCTGAAGCAATGCCGCCGCACCGACCTAGCCAACCAAGTAGGCTACATGCGTGCTCGGCTAAACGGGGCCTTGTGGGCGAAAGAGAACCTGCAACGCGACCTAGCAGTAGCCGAGGCCCGCGCTACTTCCGCAGAGGAAAGAGCCACCGCCCCGTCCCCCTTCCAAATAACCCGCAGCGACCTCTACCAGAACTTGCAGCTGGAATACTTCCAGATGAAGCAGCGTGCCGAAGCAGCTGAGGAAAGAGCCACCCGAGCAGAGGCGGCGCTAGCGGAGGCCACAGAAGGTGCCAGGCAGGTAATACGCCGTGAGATTGAGGCGCAGATGCGGGCGGACAAAGCAGAGCGGGCAATTGATGACGAGCGCGAGCGGGCAACCAAAGCCGATGCCAAACGCCAGCGGGCACGCCAGCACGCGATTCAAGTTGTCGGGCAATGCTTGTCGGGCGGAGACAGCCAACTAGCCGCTGATGCTTTATTCAACATGATTGGGCTGCTTTACGACGAAGCCGACGACAAGCAACTCTACCCGCCAATGTCCGATGAGGCCGGCAGCACACCCCCTAGAGAGAAAGGAGGGCAGGACGCATGATGGAGGGAATGAAAATAATGCTGAGCACTTGGGCGCTTATGGCTTTCACTCTCTTCTTAGCCGCCCCCTTGTACTACCTGCTGAAGCGTTGGGCGGTGTGGTGCAGACGCCATGTAGGAGGTGAGTAATGAAAGGCTGGACTGAAAAGTATTTAAAGCCCACCAAGGCATCTGGCGTGCCCCAGGAGCGACGAACGCCCTCCCGCACGGCAAAGGACACACCCGAACCCAACACAACGCCTCAAATCAAGAAAACCCAACACTGGGTAACGGACACCCTCGACATCCGCAAAACCACCACTGTAGACGACACGGCCCGCGTGGTGCTTATCCTAGAAGAAAGCCACTTGCCTGCGTTGATTGCCCACCTTCACCAGTTTAAGCCATGACGAAAGAAGAGTTTGCCGCGAGCCTACACGGCCGCGATGCCCACCGCTTTGACCTCACGAAAGAGGAAACTAAGCAAGCTAAAGCCGCTGGACTCGCAGTGGTTTTTGGCCAATCCGACGACCTAATGGAGTTTCGGGGTGCGATTGAGGATGAGGTAGGCGCTTGGGATGGCGTAACCGCTGTGCTATTCAAGCATAAGGACAGGTTCTTCGCTACGGACGCCGATAGCATAGGCGAAATGGACAACGCCCGGCAAGAGGTTGCTGCAATGGACGCTGCGGAGGCCGGGAATTTGGTCACAGCCGTTTGGGGCAATGCCGCGCCTGAGATGCGCTGGCTTATCAAAACCGCCCTACCTCACGCGCCCTTCGACCTGATGGAAGATGGAGAGGTCTATGACCGCGGGCTAGTTCTGAGCCTCGCTGACCTCGCCTAGCCCCCCACCTTCAAGCATACACCCCCATGAGCGATAAAGCAAAGAATTGGATACGCCTCTTTTGGTATGGTGGCTTCTTTCTGCTAGCCATCTATTGTAGCACAAAAGCCCACGGCTGGGGCTACGCGCTTTGGCTAGTAGCCGGCGGGCTTTTTTATCAGCAAGCGTCAACAGCATTCGACCGTCTCTAGCCATCCGACACCACCCTAGTAGCAGCAGCTACCCCCTACAGCAAGAAAGCCATGACAACCGACCAGCTAATACAACTTTGCCGGAATCAGATTGCTGACTTCAAGCCAGCTGGCAAGAGCTTCCCATTTGTGAGATTGACGCTGGCAGGCGCGCCCAGAGGAAGTCGCAGAAAACTCAGCCAAATTGCGGGCGCACCCTTTGGTGACGTGCTAATGGAAGTCCCTGGAAATAAAACTTTGTGCGTCTTCGATGCCCGCGAAGTCCTTGCCTTTTGCGAAAAAATACAGGCCCTCCCCACCACCTAGTACAGAACACCCGCCATGTCTGACACTCCCCACCTGTTAAGCCCCGAGCGGGTAAAGGCAATTCAGCAGTACGCGCACTTCCCGTTAGTAGAAGTTAGCGCACATGCTGCCCAATACCTTCTTGCGCTGACTGACATGCTAGCCGACCACACCGCCTTCCGCCAGCAGGTAGCCACCGAGCTAGCCAAGTTGATGTGGCCCGAGCCCGCAGACAACCCAACTGAATTGCGTATCGCTCGCGCCTGTAACGAAACATTACGGTGCGCCACCACCCGTCTAGGCCTTGAACTCCCCACTGTATGAAAGAGCCCAGCCCACCATCTGTTAAGGCGTTGATGTGAACCATATTCGTCTTGGCGAATGTAGATTTGTGTGTTATGGAAAATACTGGCAGGCCAACGGTTTACACTCCTGAAATAGCTAAGTATATCTGCCAGGAATTGGCGGAGGGGCGTTCGCTGCGTAGTATTTGCGCCGAAGAGGATATGCCCCACCGCTCGACGGTTTATGATTGGCTAGATGGAAGCCTGCATGGATTTCCCGACCAATACGCCCGCGCGCGCGCAAGGCAGGCCGATACAATGCTTGATGAGATTATCGAGATAGCCGACGACCGCAGTAATGATGTGCAGCAGGTGGAAATCGCGCCGGAAGTGAAGGTTGACCGCGTAGACTATGAGGTAATTAACCGCTCAAAGCTGCGCGTAGACGCGCGCAAGTGGGCAATGAGCAAGCTAGCCCCCAAAAAATATGGGGATAGCAAGCAAATAGACGTGACCAGCAAAGGAGAGCGCGTAACCGGCTTTGCCATTGTGGATTATACAGAGGATGATAGCTAAGCTCAAGACTTTCGCCAAGCAGCGGGAGGCGCTTAAGCTGCTGCGCGACAATCACACCAACGAGGTGATGTATGGCGGCGGCGCGCGCGGTGGAAAAAGCTGGATAGGTAATACGTGGGTTGTAATGTGCTGCCTAGCAATGCCAGGGGCTGCCTTTCTCACGGCGCGCGAGGAGTTGACGAAACTGCGCGACACCACGCTGCTTACCTTTTTCAAGGTCACGGCAGCTTTAGGGGTGCGCAACGAGTACACCTTCAATGCTACAAGCCTGACAGCCACCTTTCACAATGGCAGCGTCATTTTCTTTCGGGAAATCAAGTACATGAAGTCCGACCCCGAGTTCGACCGCTTGGGCTCTTACGACCTTACGGGCGCTTTCGTGGACGAAGCCCAGCAGATACATCCCAAAGCTATCAGTGTGCTACGGGGCCGCTTTTCGCTACTCAGTGGCTTGTGTGCCGACGGCAGCCTGTGGCGCACGGTGCCAAAAACCCTGTACACCTGCAACCCGGCCAAGAACTGGATTTACACCGACTTCTACAAACCACATAAGGAAGGTCGATTGGAGCCATATAAGGCCTTCGTAGTAAGCCTCGCCACCGACAACCCGTTTGTGAGTGAAGACTACCTGGAGAACTTGCGGCGCTCGGACCCTATCACAGTGGCCCGCTTGCTTGATGGCAATTTTGAGTACGACGACGACCCTACGGTTCTGCTAGGGTATGATGATATTGCCAACCTGCTGCTAAATAGCGAAGTGCAGCCAGGCCTACCCGCTCTGACGGTTGACGTGGCCCGCTACGGGAAGGACAAGTCCGTTATCTGGCGCTGGAGCGGGTGGCGTTTCTCCATCGCGCGCGTACTCAAGGGCGCCAGCGTGCCCCAAGTGGCGCAGGCGGTTAGGGAAGAGATGTCCGAGACGCGCTGCCCGGCTGAGCGGGTCGTAATAGATGATGATGGCGTGGGCGGCGGCGTGCGCGACCTCATCCCAGGCAGCGTGGGGTTTGTGGCGAACAGCCGCGCGCTTATTGACCCCAAAACGGCACCAGAGCGCAGCCCCGAGACGGGCAAGATGGAGCGCAAGCCAGAGAACTACAACAACTTAAAGTCGCAGTGCAAGTTCCGCGTAGCTGCTCGCATCCGTCGCGGCACGGTGTTCTTGGAGGAGCACCCCGGCCCTGAGATATGGGAGGCCCTGGGGGAAGAATTGGCGCAGTGGAAGCAGGATAAGGTAGATACCGATGGCAAGCTGTCTGCTGTGCCTAAAGAGGATGAAAAGGAGCGGCTAGGCCGCAGCCCGGACTACGCCGACCCCATCTACATGCGTGAACTGCTTGAGCTAGAGCGCCCGACCGCCGCCCGCGCCAAGGTGCGCCAGCTAACGGGCGCGCGGCCTAGGCGGGTAGTAGGCGAACGTGATTAAGTATAATTTCTATAAGTAAATACAGCTATAAGTCTCGGTATCGCCCGGTAAAACACTCGCGTTTAGCCCCAATGCAGCCAACCCAGTACAATTTATGCTAACACTTGTTGACAAAGACGGCCCCTACCAACTGCCTACCGGCTGGTACGAAGTCAGCACCCGCCAGCACTGCGAGCTAGACCGCCGCCAGTTAAAAACTATGGAGGCGCGCGCTAGCGTCTTTGCTGGCCGGTCTATTCAGGTTAACGGCTTGGTAGCGGATGCGCTCGCATGGGCACTTAAACCAGTACCCAGTGAGCGCACCGGACAAGACTACCCTGAGGAGCTAGGACAGGAAACGTACCTGCAAGTCGAGACGCTGAAAGAAACCCTGGCTGCCCAGCCGCTGCATGCCTGCTTCGGGCAGGTGTACGCCACCTTCGTCGCCCGCCGCTGGCGCCGCTCGGAAGAGTTCGACCAACGGATGGCCACGAGCATCGCCGCGCAAGCCTGGGACATGCCCATTACCGATACCTACCCCGCTGTAGCGCATTGCATGGCGCAGCTAGCCTACCTGGGAGCCAAGTATGCCGCGCTAGCGGAGCCCGACCACACCGAGGCCGGACGGCGGGCGCGAGAGGCAGGTAGTGAGCGGCTGAGCATGTTCAAGCACTTCAACGTGGCCTACCACTACGCCCACAAAATGGGGCTTACCTTAGAGCAAGTCTATCAGTTGCCATTCGACACGGTGGCCGTTATGCTTTTGCACGACCGCACGACGGCCGAGATTCAGGACACGCTCACGCAACTCAACACCCCGAAAAGCAAATGACCACTCCCGCCGAAGTAATCGCCGTAGCTGCCGAGGCCGCCCTGCTGCAATGGGTAGCCCTAGGGTACCAACAGGGCACGTTCCTGCACGCCACTCAAGTACAGGCGGGCGTCGAGGCCAACACAGTGCCCATGCCGCTCATTACCTTGTTCGACTACACTACCAATCAGCGAGCTACTACTGACCGCGTACTGCGGGCCGACTGTACACTTTACTTCTGCTCCGAGAAAGACGGGCAAGGCGACAGTGCCGAAATCGAGATGGCTACCGTGGCGCTGATGGCGCAGTTGAAGCGCCGGTTCTTCGCGGTGCTGGACAGTTCGCCCGTTGTCGAGATAGCCAACATGCGCGCTACGCCCTTTCACGACGCCTACGCAGCTAAGCTGACGGGGGTAGGCGTGCAGTTCACGCTCGGCATTCCAGCTGGCCCGCTGAACGTGGAGTGCTTGACGCGCGGGGTTGGTATTCGGGTGCGGGCGCTGGCGTCGGAATCGGGCGCGTACATTTTAACGGAGGGCTAGGGCTATGCTGCTTACTTATCTAGTTATTGCCCTGGTGGTTTATGTAGCCCTACTAGGGAGGGGCGGCTGCCTGTTTACCAGCATCATTACCGCTGCCCTGTGGCCGCTGCTTACGTTGCAATTTTTCGCCCTGCGGTGGTTTTCGCCTAAAAATGACTGACGCCCTCTCCCGCCTCACTGACTACGGCAACGACCTGCTAGCCACCCTGCGCGAGGCTATCCGAAGTAAGCCCATTACCAGGTTCGGTGCCATCAATGCTAGTGGCAACCTAGCCGCCTCCCTACGGGTAGAGGTGAGCGAGACGGCCACGGGGTATCAGCTGCTGCTCTACGGGGCCACCTACGCCCTGACACTGGAGTATGGCCGCAAGCCCGGCAAGTTCCCGCCGCTCAAATCCATTCAGGCCTGGATTGAGACGCGCGGCATCGTGCCCAGCCCCGACGCAAACGGCAAAGCCCCGAGCGCGAAAGCCAACGAAAAAGGCTACAGCAGCTTAGCCTACCTGATAGCCAGAAAGATTGCCAACAACGGCACGCAGATTTACCAGCTGGGCCAGCCTACGGGGTTATTTGGGGAAGTGATAGGCGAAAATATCCCCGCCCAACAACTAGCGAGGCTCCTGCTGCCCGTGTTTCTGGATGAAGTTAGGAGCGCTGTTCGCTTAGCGGCGTAAAGTTCAAAGGCCTAGTAGGGTGCAAATGTTGCGCTTGCGCGCGCGCGGGTAGGAGGTTTGCGGTATGGCCCAAAACCCGTACCTGGTTTACTACACGCTGACGCAGCCCACGGCAAGCGTGCCCACAGGCACGTTGTATATCGTCGCAAATAGTGGGGATTCGGTAGGGCCGATAACGCTGGAAGTGCCAGGGGTGACCGGGGGTATTATCAGCATGAACGAGCCCACCGCGAACGCCAAGGAGTACGCGGCGCGGGTGGGGGGCATTCCCCCAGGAGCGAGCTATAATGCGGTTATCTACGATGCCAGCCCCGCCAAACTGCCGGGCTTCAGTCAGGCGTTTACGATAGACCCGGCGCCCGCCGTGGTACTGGGCTGTACCGCGCCCAACGCGTTTAATTTCGACCCTGCGGCTAACAAAGACAGCGACCCAACAAGCTGCGTCTTCGTGGTAGTGGACGTGGCCCCCGCGCAGATTACTGCGGCCCACTTGCCCATTCCCGTACTGCTGCGTGCGGCACCCACGGCCTCAGGGCTCGCTAGCATTGTCGTGCTGCTGCTGGAAACCGCTGACAGCTTGGCTGGTCCGTGGCGAGAGTTCGGCCGCCTCAAAGCCATCTGCGACGACGAAGCGCGCGCTGAGTTCAACCTGAGCGAAGCGGCCAAGAGCCTGCTACGTATTCAGCCGCCCGTTGAGTCCGGTGTTGACCCCTCCCTTTCCGCTCTGCTGCGCGCCCGCTACGAGGTGCTAGACCCCGACACGCTTGATGTGCTCTACACCGGAGAGGTCGGCACTACGCGGGTTATTAACGCGGTGCAGCAGGCTACCAGTGGCGCGACGCTAACCAGTGCTACCACTTATCCCACGGTACCCATAGGCGGCCAACTGTGGCAATCGGTAGTGACCTACGCGGGCGGGGTCCGCTCCACCTTGCTCGACCAAAATAGCGATGGGTGCCGCGCCCGCCAGCTCGTGTGGCTGAATGCTGCTGGCGCCTGGGACCAGGGCTTCTTCTTTGGCCGTCATGTCCACGGCACCGACCAGGCCGACGCCAGCACTTACCGGGACCAATCTGGCGCCGACCGCTACAGCAGCCGCAGTACGGTGAAAGACACCTTGCAGGTGTACTCGGACATAACCGACTTTGCTACCTATCGACTACTGCGAGGCATTCGCAAAGGCATTCAAGCCTACGAGCGCATAGGGCCTAACAGCTACGTGCCCGTGCTACTAAGTGCGGAGAGCTTCCCTGAGTACACCGAACAAACCGACAAGACATTCCAGGTCAATTTCACCGTGAGCTATCCGGCTCAGCTAATTCAGACGCAGTAAGATGGCAAATGATGATGTAATGAACAAATCGGTGCGTGATGGCGCGCTGGCTATGGCTTTATTAGAATTCCAGCCCGGCGACAACGTGGTATTTGCTAATGGCACTGGTCCCTGGTTGGTTGTATGCGGCCCTGACCCGCACGACGCTAACTTAATCGAGTGCGCTTATTACAATGAAGTGACGGGCAAGTTCGACACGACCTCTTTCACGCCTGGTTTGCTAAAGAAAACCAAGATATAAACCATCAAAACGCAGTGGCCATGACCTACCAGCAACTACGCGCGCAGCTGACGCTAGCCAAGGCGGCTGCGCAAGAATTGAGCCCCGCCGATGCCCGCTACCCTAGCGCGGCAGCGGATGTAATACGCCTTACGGGGCTGCTGAAGCGTTTTGAATCTGCTATTGGTTCGGCTACCCTGCCCGGCGGCCACCTACGCCCCCACTAATGCCCTACCTGTCCCTTACCCTCAGCGGCCAACCCGTTGACCTGCCGGCCGACGCGGCGGTGGCGCTGAGCTACCGGGCTAATGACCTGCGCAATCTAGACGGGCGCGAAGCCGCGTTCTCGGAAACGTTCACCCTGCCGCTTACCGCGCGCAACGTGGCTGTACTTGGGGCGCCCCACTCGCTCGACTCGCTGACGAACGCGCCTTACGTGCAGCTGCCAGCTGTGCTCACCTCCCCCGGTGGGGTGGTGCTACTACGGGGGTTTGCACTGCTAGAAGCGGCTGGCGACGGGTATGAGGTAACGCTAACCGACGCCCTGGGTAGTCTCTTTGCGCAGGTGGGCGAGCGTCAGCTACGCGAGTTAGATTTAAGTGCCTACGACCATGTGCTTTCCTATGAAAACGTGCGTGATGCCAGCGCCAATGGCAGTGGCTATACCTACGGGTTAGCTGACATTGGCTATTTGGCCCCGCGCCCATTGGATGAGCGTGTACTCTATTGGGAGCAAGCGCTGTGCGTATTTGCGCTCACTATCCTACAAGCTATCGTAGCCGAGGCACTACCCGGCTACCGGGTGCGGGGTACGCTACTAGCGGAGCAAGATTTTCAATCGCTGCTGTTCCCGCAATCCACGCCAAGCCCACAACTACGCGAGGGGCGCCTAAAAGAGCTGCGCGTTGTGGCCGCCGTGGTTGCGCGGCAAGTGTACGTGGGCACGGCCAATTCGCAGTTCTTCGGCCTGCCCTTGCAGTTCCCCCAGTTGCTCAGTGGCGACCCGCAATTATTTGCCGATGGCCTCCACTACCAAACGCCTGCTTACACGGCCGATTTAAGCGTGAAGCTTACCCTGCGCTTTCGGCTCGATGATGGCGCCGGGCCACTAGGCAGCGTAGCCCCCTTGCCGACTATCCACGTGGTATCGGTCGATGCGCAGGGGAATGACAACTTCCGCACAGAAGTAACGGTGCAGGATTTGAAGCTGGAGCAAGAGGTAGTGATTGAGGCCAATTTGCCAGTATTTGAGGCCCCCAACGTGCGCCTCAAAGTGGTAGTGGTCTTACGGCAGGGGCTCTCCTTTATCCTATTACCTGGTAGTCAAGTAGAGTTCACGCATGGTTCGCGCACTTATCCTGGCGCGCATGTGCACCTCGATGCTACCCTCCCTGACTTTTCACAGGCTGATTACCTGCGCCTGCTAGCTAACCGCTACAACCTCGTTTTTGAGGCCGACCCGATTACTAAAGTTATTTACTGCAATCTATTCAACGACCTAGAAAAGCGGCGCAAGCAAGCCGTAGACTGGACGGATAAGATAGACTATGCCCAACGCCCCCGCGTTGAATTTAAGCTGGAAGGGTACGCCCAACTCAATACGTTCGTGCATGAGGAAGCCCCTGAGCAATACGAGGCGTCAGGGCCCTTTCTTGTTGGTGGCCCAGCTGAAGCTATCGGCACTGGTGAATTGCTGGTGCCCAATACCACCCTCCCAGCCAAGGCAGAAGCCTATGCAGCTCCCGTATTTCTGCCTCGGCAGCGCGAGGTGCTGGGGCGTGGACCGGCGCTATGGCTACCCTTCTGGAAGCTCTACGCCGACGACGACCTGAGCAAGCTAAACCCCGTGACGCCCATGCCCGTGCCGTGGCATGACGACCCCAACATCCCCTACTTCGCTGGCGGCTCAGTGCTGCACAACGGGCGCATGTGGCTGCCGGAACTATCTGAAGGCACAGGGGGCGATGCCTCGTATTTCGTAAAGCCTGGCAACGCGCCTACGTTGAATGAAGTGGATATTCAAACCAGTGACGGGCGCACCGTGCGCCGCCTGGGGTGGAGGCTCACCGATACTGTATTGCATGACACGCTGAATACGTGGGCGCTACTTGACCGCAGCGCGGCCGGCATGGTCGTGTATGACCAATCCCCCGGCATCGGGAGCTACCAGAGCCGAAACAGCCTAACAGCAGTCGGGCTATCCTTCGCGCAGGCCCTAACTACCTACCACAAGGGCACGCAAGCTATTCTGCAACGACTCCAGTTGCTAACGCTAGGACTGCGGCTAAATGCGCTGGACATTAGCGGGTTGGAGTACACCCGCCCCATTGCCTTGCGGGTGGCGCACTGGCCCGGCTACGGCAAGCTAACCGAGTTGTTCTACCTCAATAACATCGACCAGTACCAGCCTGGCCTATCAAATACGGTAAACGTGGAGTTGATAGCGCTTGGCTTATCCGTGCCCGGTTTGGCGCCGCCCGTACCCCTGCCCGTGCAACGCGCCTTTGTGACGGAAAGCGCTGATTTCTACGCCCTGACGGAAGCAGGGCAGTACCTGCTAGTAGAATAACCGATATGGCACAGAATACCGAAACCCTCCTATTGCAGGTTGACATCCAGGCGAACAATACCCGGCTGGTTGAATTGCAGAAGCAGTTGAACGACAACAAAGCTGCGCTCACCGCACTCAACAAGTCGTTCAAGGAAAATCGCATATCGGCCGAAGAGTTAGCCGTTGGGCAGGTGAAGCTCAAGCAGGAGGCGGCCAACGTCGCCCAAGAACAGCGTGCGCTGAATAAAGCGAACACTGACCAAATTAAGATATTTGAGGCTGAAGAGGGCTCAATTGAGCAGCTGCGCGCGCAACTTTCCCGGGGCACGGCCGCCTACAACGCCTTGTCCAAAGCGAAGCGCGACGACACGGAAGAGGGGCAGAAGTTGCAGGCCAACAACAAGATGCTCTCCGACAACCTCAAGATACTAGAGGGAGCCATCGGGGACACGCGTCGCAACGTGGGCAACTACGCGCAAGCGATTGACCCGCTCATTGCCCAGCTGGTAAAACTGGAGGAAGCCCAAAAGCTAGCTGCGCCCGACTCGCAGGAGTACGCGCGCGCCATTCCCGTTATCAAGGGCTTTCAGCAGCAGATTACGGAAACGGCCATCAAAGCAGGAGTATCGCAGGAAGAGCTAAATAACAAGTTTGAGCAAACCGCCGCCGCCATCCGGCCGGCCACGGCCGCCCTGGTGAAGTTGGAGGAAGAACAGAAGAACGTAGCCAAGGGCACGGAAGCCTACACGCAAATCGGCTTCAAGATAGGCCAGGCGAGTAAGGCAATTGAGCACGCGACTGATGAATTAAAAAAAGGGCCGCCCGAAGCCAAAAAGCTTAGCTCAGGTTTGCTGGAAGCCGCGCGTAGCTCTGATTTATTCGGTGGCGCGGTCGGGAAGGCTACCGACTTGCAGCAAAAGTTAGTGAAGGCTCAGGAGCTAGCGAAGCTCGCCACCGGCGGCTGGACGGGTGCCCTAGGCGTGCTGCGGGTGGCACTCATCGCTACGGGGCTCGGGGCACTGGCAGTTATACTTGGCTCAGTCGTTACTTACCTCACGCAAACAGCCGAAGGCAGCAAGCTCCTCACAACCATCATGGACCAAGTGGGCGCTGTGGTCAACGTGGTAGTCGATAGGTTCGGTGCTTTCGGCAAAGCTGTAACGCAGGTGCTATCAGGCGACTTTAAAGGAGCCGCAGCAACGGCCAAAGCCGCTATGTCCGGCTTTGGCGACGAGATAGTGCGCGAGGTAAAGCTCTCAGGCGACTTGTCGAAGGCCCGCCAGCAGTTGGACATTGACACGGCTAAGAATATTTCGACTAATAAGCGCCTGCTAAATGAGGTGGAACGCCTTAAAAACGTGCGCGATAACGAATTTAACACCATTCAGCAGCGCCAAAAAGCCAACGAAGATGCCTTTAAAATCGAATTAACGCGCGAAAAGACGCTGGCCGACCTCGCCCGCCGTCGCATTGAGTTAATCCAGGGCGAAATCGACCTGCGCGGCGGCATTACGAAGGCCTCGCTGGAGCAGCGCAAGGCGCTAGGGGAAGCAGAGAACGAGCTGAGCGATATTCAGGAAGACGCAGCCGGCAAACAGAACGAACTCATCACGAACCGTTTCCAGTTGAACAAAGAACTGCTGGAGCAGCAGCAGAAATTGCGGGAGGATACCATCAAGGGCGACATCGCAAGCATCCAGACAAGATTAGCTAGCGCTAAGCAGGGCAGCGCACAAGAACTTGAACTACGGCAACAACTAGTACGCCGCCAGGCTGACTTGGAGTTAGCGGGGGCGGAGAAAACGGCCAATGATAAGAAGCTGATACTAGCCAAATTGCTACAGGACCAACTCAAACTTGATGAGGAGTTTGAAAAGTCCCGCTCGGACCGTGCCCGCGCCTTTCTCGATGCGCAGCTAGCCCGCGACCAAGCCAGTGCCGCCGCAGCGCAGAAGCAACGAGACGACGCTAAGAAAGCAGAAGAGGAAGCCTATGCGCAAAATGAACGGCTATTGGAGCGCAACCTGGCGCGCCGTGCGCTTGAGCTAGAGAAGAGTTATAACGAGGGCCTAACCAGCAAAGAACAATATGAGAGCCAAGTAGAATTATTGGAAGAGAACGGGCTGGGGGCGCGTATTGTCCTGCAACGTAGATTCAACAAAGATTCAACGCAACTTGAGACGCAATTAGCAAAAACACAAGGCAATTTCCGTCGGCAGCTAACAGAGAAAGAGCGGGAGATGAACGAGACGCGACTACAGGCGGCTCAGGCTTTCGGCTCAGCTGTGGGACAATTGTTTGCAGACACGCTAACTGGCACTGGGCAATCGTTGCAAGAGTTTGCGGGCAAGGTACTCATTCTCATTCTCGACACGCTGGAAAAGAGCGTGCTGGCGGCCACCGCTGAAGCCGCCGCCAAAAGCATTGCAGCTAACCCCACGCCCGCCGGCTTCATTCAAGCCGCCATCACGACCGCGGCTATTACAGTTGCATTCGAGGCGGCAAAGGCGGCTATCGGCACTACTACTGCTGAGCCGTTTGCCACTGGGGGTATTGTGCCAGGCACTGGCAATACAGACAGCGTGTACACTGTGCTGACCCCTGGCGAGGTAGTAATGAATAAGGCTGCCAGCCAAGAGCTAGCCCCCGTTTTGAGCTACTTAAACGCCATGTATGGAGGCAAGGATTTTGCGCCTGGCTTCACACCATCAAGCCCGCCGCAACAAATAGATGGCGGGTTGATGGCTCGCACTATTGGGCAAAATTTCCCGAGCGCAGCCGAAATCGGACGTGAAGTTGGCCGCAACGTGCCAAAAGAAATCGCTATTAAGACCATTCAGAAAGCTGAGGCTAACTACCAGAAGCCGCGCAAACTAACTAGCTTAAAATAGGCTAAGGGTGTAGGACATACTCGTAGCGTTTCTGCGCCGCCGCCTCAATAACAAATAGGCGCGCCCCGTCTGGTATTGGTTTCTCAATGGGGATAACAGCCAAATCGGTGTACACTATTGCCCCCATAAACCCAAAGGGGCTGGCTACGCTGGGCTCGGGCTTGTAGCGAAGTATTTCTTTGTTGTTGCCGTCCTCAAGTAAGAAGACGAAATGGTCTGCTGAAGCCAGTGACACCGAAGAGCGAGCCCAAGAAGCACGCAGATAGCCGTATGCCGGAATTTTTGCCCTCTCTTGCTCTTGCTGCGCCGCGTCCCATCTATTGAGAGCTGCATCCTTAGCGAACCGCGCGGCGCATTCGGTTGCGTCTACATAAGCCACGCCCATGTCATTGCCGTTTTGCGTGACCTCCCACACCTGCGGGTCTTTCGTTTTTCGAGGCGTCTTCCAGGAGATGGGCCGGGAATCTTGCCCATAACTAACTAGGGCAAAGCAGAGAAGGGCGGGCAGTAGGGCGGCTTTCATAGGGCCGCGAATATAGCTACCGCGGGCGCATTGGGTCGCTGCTTGGCTGGGCTGGCATCACATACTCGCGCCGAAGCTCCTGCTTAGCTAACGAATTGAGCACGGGAGCTACTAACCCCTGCACTGTGATGCCTTCATCGGCTGCGAGTTTGCGCAGCTGCGCTGCCCGTTCGCTAGGCACCGTGATACGGATAAATTCTACTCCTTTTTGGGTGCGCTTGTCGCGGGGTGAAAGGTCCATAAAGTAGGGTGCGCGTAGGGTGTATTTAGGGTATAACCGTCTTTACAAATATACTTAATAATCACCTTTGTACCATGCCTGGAACACGACATTATTACTTCCTAGACAGCATCGGCCAAGGGGATTGGTTCAGCTACGGAACCACGTTGCAAGACGTGCGCTATGCCGTGGAGGGCTACGCCGCTTTTGATGGCGAGATGGCCCCCGATGCTGTGCTGCCTGATGAGGTTGTATTCCACTATCCCAAGTGCTACGGCGGGGATGTATGGGAGGGCTACGGCATCTATAACTATATCCGCAGCCTAGCCGCGCGCGGGGTGAAAACCACAAGCCGCGTCGAAGGACTCTGCGCTTCTATTGCCACACTTACAGCGCTTGCTGCTGATTCGGTGCTCATGGCTGAAACAGCCGTGTGGATGGTGCACAAGCCCAGCGTAGACGCTGGCCCCTTCGCTAACGCGGACGACTTCGCTAAGGCTATTGTCATTCTTAATATGATTCAGGACCAGTTAGTTGGGCGCTATGTCGCTCGCTCAGCTGGCAAGTTGGACGCCGCCACGGCCCACGCGCTAGTGAACGGCGAATCATACCTCACTGCCGACCAATGCTTAGCCTATGGATTCATTACCGGCAAACTGGAAGACGCCCCTTTGGAAGCGCCTGTTGAGGCCGGCAAGGTTCTCAACTTCATTTCTCCATCCGCATTTAAGCGACCCGAAGCAACTATGCCAACCCTCACCCCAACTGAAGAGCAAGGGCTCTTCGCCCGCTTTGCCAATTGGCTAAAGGATAAGCCCGCTAACGAGGCCGCTCCCACGCAGCCCACTACCCCACCCGCGCCCGTGGTCACGAATACCTCAGCCGAGGTAACCGACAACGAGACGATGTATTTCGAGGGCGACGAGTTGGCAGTAGATACGCCCGTGTACTCGGATGCTGAGCTAACAGTGGCCTACCCTGATGGCGACTACACGCTGGCTGATAACCGCACGCTAACTGTGGCTAGCGGCATCGTGACTGTCCTGGCCGATGCCGCAGTTGAAGATACTGCCACGCCGCCCGTCACCAACGCAGCCAGCCTAGAGGCCGCCAATGCCCGCATTGCCGAGCTGGAGCAGCAGCTGAACGTGTCGAATCGCAAGGTAACGGGCCTGCAAAACAAGCTCGCTAAAGTACCTGGCTCGGCTGGCAACCCCACGCCTCCCGGCGCGGCTCAGAACTTGACTGGAAAGACTGGCACCCCCAAAAATACTGGCGGCCTGATGGTTAGCCTAACTCAACCCTCAACCCCTAACCGCAAGTAGTTTTATGCCTATCGAAATCTATCTGACCGAAACGACCTACTATGGCCGTGACGTTGATACCCCTGGTGCTGTTATTAAGCGGGGCATGTTTGGCTCGCAGGAGCTTACCGACCTCGGCTTCACCGTCCGGGAAGACGTGGTAGTTCCTGAGAAGATGTACATGGCCACCATGCAGGACGGTATCACGCGCAAGCGTGTCGGTTGCGGCGAGCGTACCAACAGCGGCGCATTTATTGCCCGCGAAAAAGTGCTCTCAACCACCCCCTTGCAAATCTGGGATGAGATTTGCGCCGAAGATTTTGCGGGCACCTTCTGGGAGCTATATCGCAAGAAGGGCTACGACGTAAACAACCTCGAAGATACCCTCTTGATGGAGGTTATCATGGAGTTGTACCAGAACGTCGGCAAGCGCGACCTACTGAGTATTGTGCAGTTTGGCGACACCACGCTAAACGCTGGCGCCGCAGTAGCCAACCCCGGCCCCGACGGCACCGCCGTTGAAAAGGCCGCCTACGCCAAGTACAAGCTGCTGAAGACGCTCTCCAGCATGGACGGCTTCTGGAAGAAAGTATTCGACGCAGTAGCTGCTAAAGGCACCGACGACAGCGACCCCGATGGCATCATTCGCGCGGTTACCATCCCGCAGACTGGCGCCCTGCCCGCCAACTACACCCGCGACGTGGTGCTGCCTGGCCTCTACGATGGCCAGTCCGACTTGATGGACGAGGTAGACGACGACGAAAAGCGCTTTGTGCTGAGCCGTGACCTGTACTCCAACCTAGAGGCATCGAACCGCAACTTCGCCACCACAGGTGAGCGCTCTTACGATTTCTACAAGACCGCACAGGGCGACCTGATGTTCAACAACATCAAGGTCGTTAAAAACAAGCTTATCAGCCAGAAGGCCCTGAAGCCCTACGCAGCTGGCGACCCCCGCACCTTCACGCGCCGCGCCTACCTCATTGTGGATGGCGGCTTCCAAGTAGGCACGGACACATACCAAGATTCGCAGAAGTTCGAGGGCTGGTACTCGAAAGATACCGACCTCAATAACATCCGCATGCGCTACAAGCTCGGTCTCCAGTACATGGATGGCGACGTGGTAGTGGTGGCTTACTAGCCAGAATCCTAACTCTTTAACTAGTATTCTGCTATGGGCTGCATCATCAACCTTTCAACCATTATCCCCGACTGCGATGCTTTAACGAGCATTGCGGGCGTGCGGAACTTCGGCTACTTCTGCCGCCGCATCGACATTACGAGCTACACTCGGGCCACGGACGGCACCATTACGGGCGTCACCATTCCAGCAGCCAAACTCAAGAAGTTCGAGACGCAGAAGTTTCAGAACTCGGGCGCATTCGGCGTAGCCCCCTCGACTATCGGCAAAACCCGCTTTTCGCAGACCTACCTGTGGCGTATCTACTACAGCACGCAGGCCGACCGCAACGCGATGGAGGCGCTCATTCTGGCCGAAGACATCGTGATTTTCTCGCCCAACAACGACAACCAGTTTGAAGTGTACGGCGCTGCCCTAGGCCTTGCGGCTACGACGGTAGCGGGTGGCACGGGCACCAAGATTGACGATGACAACACGGCCCTGCTCACCTTCACGGGGGCCGAGCCTGGCCTGCCACCCATCTTCAACACGGTAACACCCGCCACCACCAAAGAGGATGACTTCCAGGCCAATGTCGAGTACCTCGACGCTTTGGTAGGTCCGTAGCGTGCAGGCATTACTAGCTCAAGTGCGGGCGGCGCTGGACAGCCAGGCCGCCTACACCACGCCGCAGCTCGATGAGCTAAACCAGCAGTGCGGGCGCGAGCACTGCAACCGCCGCAATCGCATCATTTATCAACTGCAACAATTTGTTGCGCAACAGGCTGAACCCATGTCGGCACCTAGCACTACGCACCAGTTTAAAAGGGACTTTGCCAAGTCAAATGCCATCATCGAAGTGCAGGGCCAGACCAAAGCGGTCACGGCCAGCAATCTCACTGACGAGGATGTGCCGCTTCTCAGGCAATACGGTTACGGCCACTTTCTCGAAGAGAAACCCGCCGAAAAATCGGAGAAAGCCACGAAGAAAGAAAAGGAAGACGCTAAAAAAGATTAAGCCCCAATGTCCGCCACGCTCGCTAAATCCAAGAACCCCCGCGCTAGCACTACCGCAGTGCGTGGGTTCCTGAATTTATCAACTGCCCTGCCCGACCTGGGTGCCGTGGTGCAGCAAGGGCGAGGCTACGTGGCGAGTGATGGCTGCGGGCGAGACCTGCACCACGGCCTAGGCAATACCATCCCGGTCGTAGCGATGGCCGCCAAGCAAGCCAGTCCTACCGCTTACCGCTGCATCGAGCGTCGCACGCAGTTCTTGACGGGCACAGGGTTTCCAACCCCCGAACGCGACTCCAAAACGGGCGCGCTGGTTCGCCCTGGGGAGTCTAACACGATGGGCGACACGCCCGTGCCTGGCTACCCTGGCAAAACGGCCAATGACTTTTGGGCCGAGCTCTGCTCCTACGTAGCTGACTTCAATGGGGCGGCGGTGCTGGTGCGCTATAACAATGGCTCTACGATTGGCGAGACGCATATTCTGCCGTTTGCCTCGGTTCGTAAAACCACGAATGGCACATATCTGCTGAATCACAAGTTTGGCCGCAAGGGGTTTAAAGCAACCGACACTACCGAGCACCAGCCCTTCAACCCTGATAAAAAAGTGGTGCTGGAGCTGCTGCGGCAGGCGAAGGAAATCAACCCCAAGACCAAAAAGCCCTACGGCCAGCCCGGTCAAATCTTCTTCATCTACACGCCGAAGGCTGGCGAGGAGGACTATCCCTTGCCTCCGCAATGGCCGGGGCTCGAATCGCTGTTTACGGAGGCTGCCTACGCCAACTTTGACTTAACAGAGGTCCGTAGAGGCTTCCGTGCCAAGGGCATTCTCACGATGCTCGGGGAAGTGGACGACCAGACCGCAGACGAGCACGGAATGACGGAGAAAGACCGCCAAGATGAGCTATTGCGGCGCTACACGGTAGCAGGAGCCCAAGAGCAAGGCGCTGAGCGCGAAGATATTCTGGTGCTAGACGCCAAAAACAAAGACGAGGCGCCAATCTGGGCGCCGATGAATACCACCACGGATTTGAAGTGGCTGAGCGACAAGAAGGAAGCAGTAGGGCAGGAAATCTGCCGCCATATCGGCATCCCCCCCATTTTGGCCGGCTTTGCGAAACCTGGGCAGCTAGGCGGGGTGCAAGAATTGGTGAATGCGGCCCAACTCACCCAAAACAGCCTAAACCCTACGCAAAAAATGGCCCTGCGCGCCTTTTGGCGCCTATTCCCTTCGCTCACTGGGGTCATGCCCGGCCAGCTCAACCCGGTTGAAGTCGCCACCCAAACCCTAGCCGCGCAGTCATGAGTACGCTAGTCCTCGCCCTTGCTGACTTCACCAAGGCCCTGCCCTTCTCAAATAAAATTGAGGACAGGCAGATTCAGCCTTTCGTGACTGAGTCCTATACGCTCGACCTAGTACCGCTGCTGGGCTTTGAGCTACTAGAGCGAGTAGACCAGCTGACAGTGCCTGAGATAGAACCGTTCGTAGTTGGCGCCGCTCGCACTGTTGGCACTCACTACCTGCGCCGTGAGCGCGTGTACCGCAGTACGGCCGACGTGCCCGCCCCCGCTGAAGCTGAAGCTGAGCTAGTGTACGAGCCGCTGCTAACGCTCTGGACGCAGTACCTCAAGCCCTACTGGATACGGGTCAGCTTCACCCGCTTTTTGCCCCAGCACGGCCAGGATTTTACCAAGGGCGGGGTAACCACCCCCACCGACCCGCAAGGCACCTTTCGGCCGATTTCAGCCACCGATAAGGCCACGCTGCTAGCTGCTCACGAAACGGTAACAGAAGCGCTGCGCTCCCGGCTTACGGCCTTTTTGCGCACTGAGCCCACTTGGTCAACTAGCCACGGTTGCGGCTCGGCTACTCCCTCCCACCGCACGCGCATTCGCGGCATAAACTCAGCACGCCATGCCCGCCCCCGTTATTAATCCGCCGGTTGGCCTCAAGCAATCCGAGCTTGCTACGGTCACTGAGCTATTGCCGGATGACTTGGTGACCGGCACGCGCCCGAGTGAGGCTGACCCTGGTAAGCGCAATGTCAACTTCCCAGTAGGCTTGTTGGGGGGCGATAGCGCGCCTTTCACTATTACACCTACAGAAAATGTGGGCGGTATTGTAGCGGGTCAGACTTACGCAAACGTAACGGCGCAGGATATACTACGAGCCATGCTAGTGCGCTACCAAGCTCCAGCTTTCGTGTTCTTCACTATCGCAGGGCAAGGCAGTCAAACGGTAGAAGTCGGCACCCCTTTCCCCGCCGGCTTCAAAAGCGTGGCCTGGGGTACGGTCAATAGCGGCAATGTGAAACCTGGTAGCCTCAAGCTGCAAGACATTACGGGCAACGCCACGTTAGCCGAAAACGAGGCCAACGATGGCACACTGTCGGCCTCCACGGCAGGCTTTACAGTCAGTAATGGCGAGAGCCGCCGTTACCGCCTCTCAGGTGTCAACAGCAACAATGCCACGTTCTCGGCTGACTTGGTAATTACGGGTAGCTACGCGCTCTTTTTCGGCCCAACTACCGCCGCCCCCACGACCTCAGCCAGCGTGCGCAGCCTGCCGCAAAGCCAACTGGTCGCCCAAGGCAACACGGGCACCCTCAACACGGGCACCACGGCCCTGAAGCTTGCCATTGTGCTGCCCCCCGGCCGGACCCTGCAAAGCGTCACCGACCTCGACAACCAAGGGCTCAACCTCACGGCTAAGTACGTGGCGCAACCGACCATCTCTGTCAACGATGCCAGCGGCACCCCCGTGCCGGGCTACACGCCCTACGTGCTAAGCATCGCCACCCCCTACACGGCTTCGGCCCGCCATGCCTTCACCTATGCTTAGCCCCGACCAAGTAGCCAGCCAAGGCCCCGGCGGGTTTCTAAACCTGAATGGCGGGGCAACAGACCCTTACTATGCCTTGGCTAACGGCGCTGGCTATGCAAGCGTAGCCGATGCCTGCGCAGCTGTCCCCACGGCGGCGCGACGCAACCGCACGGTGAACGTCCTGGGCGAAGAGTACTGGTGGATGGAAAGCGACCTCTCGGATAATGGGCTGGTGCTGAAAACGGCTGCCAGTTCGGGGGGCGGCTCGGGCGGCGCGCTGCTCACCTACAACTTCTCCTTTTCAGTAACGACGGACGGGGCGCAGTCCATCCCCCTGCCTGCTGGCACCGATGGCGTGCTGTATGTCGTGGTGCAGACCACTTACGGCGTGACCCGCCCCTTGCTGCCCAGCCACTACCGATTGAGCGGAAGCGCTCTAATCGTTGATGAAGATGCTGGCCTAGTAGACGGGGAAACCATCGAGGGCAAGCGCTATACCGGCGGCGGCTCAGGCTCGGCCGGGCGGGACTTCAACAACGTGCCGCAGTCGGTGCGCGACGCCGTGCGCGCCGCCGGTCACACTTGGAGCTACGGCGACCTCACAGCCTACGCCAGCGCGGCGCTAGAAGCCGCCGCGCTCGATGGGGTGCAGAAGGGCGACTATTTCGATGCCTTCGAGGCGGGCTCCACGGTGGACGCCTACCGCTACTGCTACTGCCTGCAAAACGATAGCTCACTGGGCTGGACCCGAATCTATAAGCTGCAATAATCATGGAATTCGAGACTCTGCCCACGATTCTGCAAGCCTTGGCCCACTGGCTTTTCGCCTACCTGATTGACCAGGGGATAGCTATCACCATGCCCGCTGTATTGGCTTCACTTTCTGGCTTTAGCGCATAGTCCAATGGCTTACGAAACGCTCAACCAGTTCCCGACCGCCTTCCAAAAGCTAGGCTTACAGGTTCTTCAGGAGTTGAAGAACCAAGGGCTGCCTATTGTGCTGCCGGGCGACTTGAATACGCTTGCTACCGACCTAGGCAACGGCTCGTATAAGCTCAAGCAGAACGCGACAGCCACCACCTATGCCCGCAACCGCACCTCTAAGGCCTTGGTACGCTCGCTCATCGCCACGGAGCAGCAGCTGAAAAACCAGACTTATACGGCACCAAGCTGGCAGGACTTCAAAAATGAGGATGGGACGGTACTTGACCCCGCCGCCCACACGCTGGAAGTAGAGCTAACCCCTACGCTGACGCGCACTTACGGCAAGATTGGCAACACCTCGGCCAGCTACAGTCAGGGCGTGTTGAAGTCGTTTTCGAGCATCGCCAAGATTGTTGTCGTGCAGCTTGCCAACGGTAAGGTTCGGCGCTACTTCTTCCTCGGCTACAACGAGAGCATGTTTAAGCTCGTCTACGACGATGACTTTAGCGGCATCTTCGCCTCGGTTTTGCAGCCTACCTGGTACGCCCAGCGTGGCGCGATACCTACTATTTGGTATGAAGGCTTCTACGAAGGCTGCGCAGATGCCAATTACCTCTATGCCTTCAGTAACAATCCTGGCTGGGATAAAAAGCTGAGTAGCTACGGTATTCGCATAGCCCACGATACGCTAGAAGTTACGCCGTGGAGCGGGGGTGGCAGTATCACATTCGGCATTAACGGCGAGTACCCAGCGGGGCGCACCGTCTCGGGGGTTATTGCCGCGCTGCAAAACACCACCGAGATTGCCGACGACCCCAACAACAATCCGGCCATTTTAGCCAGCAACAAGGCGCTAGCGCAACTTACGCGCATTACGGGCTCGGCGCAGTTTGGCAGTTACATTGCTTCCGCCCGCGCCGGCCAGAACGCGGTAGTAGTTACTAATAAAGCGACCGGCGCCTTGCTCCAAAGCAACACACTGCCCCGCCCCGGCCAGGTGGAATTCTCAGAGGATGGCCGCTTGTGGGTTGTGCAGCAGGATGGAGCAATCGTGAAAGGCTACACCGTAGCCAGTACGGGCGTGCTAACCGAAAGCGCTACCGTCCCTGGCGCGGAGAAGGCACTGGCTCTTGCTTGGAATACGGTCACGAAGCAGCTCGAAATCACGCGCGGTGGCAACCACCAGCGCATTGACTACTACACGATTACCGGCACGCCTACGGTAGTTGATGGCTACGGCGTTGCGGGAGGGCATAAGACCAACGGCCCCCGCGTCACGTTCAACAAGTTCCAGCATATCAACATGGACCCGCTCACGGTACGGGCGGTGGATAGGCACGAGTACGGCGACGAGTTTGCCTTTATCGGGATGCTACCAGATGGCTCGCGTTACTACAGCGACGCGGCAAACTTCCGCGCCTTGCGCATCGGAGCCAATAAAGCCTACTTGGGGCAAGTTGGCTATTTGGCTGACCACCGCAGCATCGAAGGCGACCAGAACGATATTACGCGGCTGTTCAGCAAGTGGCTAGAGTTCTACGACGGGGGCGGCACCCTCTTGCCTGGTGACCGCTCGCTGATGCCAGAATCCGAGCGCGGGTACTACCTCAAAAACAACTGGCTCTGCGACCTAGACCCGCTGGTGTACAGCCCACCAATTTTCGTGGCTACACTCTCGAATGGGCGCACCTACGCGCAGATGACCGACCGCAGCATCAACCACAACGACGGGCGGGTGTACCGGCGCGAAATGGAACTGGTTGCGGCTACCGGGCCACGGGCCACGATAAACGAAATGCCTTCTTGGGGGAATGGCTTGGAAGATGCCACGACCGACAAGAATGGCACCATGCGTTACAAAGAAAAGGTGTCGGATACGGCTTCTAACATTATGGAGCGCGCCCTTACCTCGTTCACTAGCGCGGGTGACCCCGTGCGGGGCACAGCAACAGTGCGCAACCAGCTCACCAACATCAAGCTCGTCGACCCAGCGCCGAACAAGCCATACGAGCCCGCTACTCGCCTACTAGAAACGCTAGGCGGCCTGCTCGTGACCTTTCAGGCGCACGCATTACCTAGCACTAGTGGCGCGCCCCACCTCGGTTTGCTTCCCAAAGGCGGCAGTACCTGGCTTACCAAGTTCTTCTTTGGGGCCGACACAGGCGGGATGACCGGCCACGTTACCTACCCCGAATCAGCCGGCGCCTACGGCGGAACGGATGGGGGCAACGTGTGCGTGGCGGGCAAGTTCATTGTGGCCAACGTCAACAACCAAAACACCGGCCCCGCCGCCAACTCGTTTTACGTGTGGCGCGATAATGGCGCTCCCGTGCTGGAGTTTGCTATTCCCTTTCGTGGCGAAGAAGACCTGGGGATGAACGTGCGCGAAGGACTGGAAGGCAACGCGATGGATGTGTGGGCCACGTCACCCGATGCGGACACGCTGATTATTTACGGCGTGGGCGAGTGCTTCGGCGGGGCTATCCAGCGCCACAAGATTACGGGCCTCAGTAAGTCGGTTACGCTCTCCTACGCGGCTACGGTAGGCGTGCCCGGCGGCAGCACCAGCGGCAACACCACGCCCCGCACGGCGCCAGTCGAA